AGGAACAAACGCAACAATTACTATAACAGCTGTAAACGATGGCGTGCCAGTTTCTGCTCAAGCAATAACATTTAAAGGAGTTCAAGCAGGATCAATATTACCAGTAGCTGTAGACTACGTTACATCGTTAACAACAGTAGCAGCAGCTGATATAATAGTAGGTAGATAAATAAATAAACAATAACAATTAAATTAAATCAAATGAAAAAATCAGAAGAAAAAGTAAAAGCAATGATCACTGAAGAACAGTTAAAATTATTGCAAGAACAACAAGGTAAATTAAATGAAATGCTTAGAACGTTAGGTGTTCTTGAAATACAAAAAAGTAATGTATCAAAAGAAGTTGAAGCTTTAAGTAAAAAAATTGATTCTACTAAAAAAGAACTAGAAGAAGAGTACGGTCAAATTAACATCAATCTACAAGATGGAAGTTACACAGACATCGAAAAAGAAGATGCAAAATAATATTAGAAAAATAAGCATTGGATCAGATTATAAAAATGATGCTATGCATTATGCTGTAGGTCAACAAGTATATGGTGGACATGAAATATCTCATATACTTTTAAACGACACGGATAAATCTTATAATATATATATTAAAAAAAACAACGAGGTATTGCCATGGAAAAAATTTAATTCTAACATGGCTATATCTGTTGAGTATGACTTAGAATATTAATGAAAAGTTTGTATGATTTTATTGTAGAACCTTTAGGTGAAACTTATAGTAATGAAATAAATGTTGATAAAAAAAAACTTATTCTTAATACTAAAATAGAAAGTTTTAAATTTGTTAATAGACATGCTATAGTGAAACAAATTCCTTTAGCTTATAGTACAGGTGTTAAAGTAGGTGATATTATTATATTACATCAAAATGTTTTTAGAGTGTTTTATAATATGCAAGGTAAGAAAAAACAAAGTAGATCTTTTTTTAAAGATAATTTATATTTTTGCTCTTTAGATCAAGTTTATTTGTATAAAAATAAAAATGGTTGGAATTCGTTTAATGATAGATGCTTTATACAACCTATAAAAAACTTAGACGATCTAAGTACTGATAAAGAAAAAAGCCTTGTTGGTATATTAAAATACGGAAACAACAGCTTAAAACATAAAGATATTAACCCTGGAGACTTAGTAGGTTATACACCTAATGGAGAATGGGAATTTATTGTAGACGGAGAACGTCTTTATTGTATGAAATCAAATGATATTATTATAAAATATGAATACGAAGGAAACGAAGTTAAATATAATCCAAGCTGGGCACATAGCAGTTGAGGAACTTATTAAAGTTGCTAAAGAAGCTATTGTAGATTCAGATGAGGATATATCAGCTGACAGGCTTAAAAACGCCGCAGCAACTAAAAAACTATGTATATTTGATGCTTTTGAAATACACAACCGTATTATAGAAGAACAAAACATGCTAGACGAAAAACCTAAAGAAATTAAAAAAGAAACTACATTTCGTGGTTTTGCTGAAGGAAGATCTAAATAATGTATAAACAAACTTTATACAAAATATTACCTGACCATGTTAAACCTAAAGTTCTTAACAGAATGAATAGGTATAAAAAATGGGAGTATGGATATAATCAAGATCATGATATGATTGTTATATCTAAAACTGGACAAATTGGAGAGATTTATGAAATTCAAAATCTTAAAATAGCTTTACCTAAACCAAATAAAGTTCATGAGTTTAAAGAAAACAAATGGACTAGATTTGATTATCCTAAAGTATTACGTAGAATAAAAACAGTGTTTGATTGGAGAGAATATCCTGATGACTTTAAAGAAAAATGGTATGATTATATTGACAATGAGTTCTCTCGTAGAGAAGAAGGTTTTTGGTATTTTAATAAAAGCATTCCTACTTACATTACTGGCACTCATTATATGTACCTGCAGTGGTCCAAGATTGATGTTGGGCAGCCAGATTTTAGAGAAGCAAACCGTCTCTTTTTCATATTCTGGGCCGCATGCGTTGCAGATGAACGGTGTTATGGTATGTCCTATCTCAAGAACAGACGTTCAGGCTTTTCGTTCATGGCATCAGGTGAATGCGTTAATATGGCAACCATATCAACCGACGCACGTTTTGGGATTTTGTCCAAATCTGGCGCCGATGCTAAGAAGATGTTTACAGATAAGGTCGTACCAATATCCGTTAATTATCCCTTCTTTTTCAAACCGATCCAAGACGGTATGGACCGTCCAAAGACCGAGCTTGCCTACAGGGTTCCAGCCAGTAAATTTACCAGAAGAAGTATTACCTCTTCCGACAAAGCCGAGGATCTTGCCGGGCTTGATACTACCATCGACTGGAAAAATACAGGTGATAATGCCTATGATGGTGAAAAACTCAAACTCCTCGTCCACGATGAGAGTGGAAAATGGGAAAGGCCTAACAACATCCTTAACAACTGGCGTGTTACAAAAACCACCCTTAGATTAGGTTCTAGAATTATAGGAAAGTGTATGATGGGATCAACATCAAATGCTTTAGACAAAGGAGGTAGAAATTTTAAAAAATTATACGATGACTCAGATGTTAAGAAAAGAAACGCAAATGGACAAACACGTTCAGGACTCTATTCTTTGTTCATTCCTATGGAATGGAATTACGAAGGATACATTGATTCTTATGGCCAACCTGTCTTTGAAACCCCATCAAAAAAAGTGCATGGACCTCATGGAACACCAATCAAAATTGGGGTTATTGAATATTGGAAAAATGAGGTAGAAGGTCTTAAAGAAGATCAAGATGGATTAAACGAATTTTATAGACAGTTTCCACGTACAACTAAACACGCATTTAGAGATGAGTCTAAAATGTCTTTATTTAATCTAACTAAAATTTATCAGCAAATAGATTATAATGAAGGGGTTAATAATGAAGTGTTAATAACAAACGGTTCTTTTATGTGGCAAGACGGAATTAAAGACTCAAGAGTTTTATTTTTACCTAATAATAATGGTAGGTTTAAAGTATCATGGGTTCCACCAATTCAATTACAAAATAAGGTAATAATAAAAAATGGTATAAAATACCCCGGAAACGAGCATTGTGGGTGCTTTGGTTGTGACAGTTATGATATATCAGGAACAGTTGATAAAAGAGGTTCTAATGGATCTTTACACGGATTAACAAAGTTTAGCATGGAAGATGTACCACCTAGTATGTTTTTTTTAGAATATATAGCAAGACCACAAACTGCTGAAATATTTTTTGAAGATGTGTTAATGGCTTGTATATTTTATGGAATGCCTATATTAGCTGAAAATAATAAACCAAGACTACTTTATCATTTTAAACGTAGAGGTTATAGAGGTTTTGCAATGAATAGGCCAGATAAAGTTTGGAATAAACTTTCAATAACAGAAAAAGAAATAGGTGGAATACCTAATTCAAGTGAAGACATAAAACAAGCACACGCTGCCGCGATAGAATCTTATATTGAATCACACGTTGGTCTTTTAGACGAGGGATATGGAAATATTTATTTTCAAAAAACATTAGAAGACTGGTCTCAATTTGATATAAATAACAGAACTAAACATGATGCTTCTATAAGTTCTGGTTTAGCACTCATGGGTTGTAACAAGCATAGATACACACCTATTTTTAAAGCGCCATTAGTATCAAAACCACTAGGGTTTAAAAAGTATAATAACGAAGGAATTAGTTCAAAAATAATATAATAAATGATTTACAATAATTACGTTGGTTCATTTCCAAGTCAGGTAGTATCTGATGAAGAAAAGCAAAGTTATGACTACGGTTACGCTGTAGGGCGCGCTGTTGAAGGTGAATGGTTTTCTGGAGACAGAGGAGGCATGGGAAATAGATACCAAAATAGTTGGTTAAATTTTCACAGATTAAGATTATATGCTAGAGGAGAACAACCTGTACAAAAATACAAAGATGAATTATCTATTAATGGTGATTTATCTTATCTTAATTTAGATTGGAAACCAGTGCCTATTATACCTAAATTTGTAGACATAATTGTAAATGGCATGTCACAAAAGATTTTTGATATAAAAGCTTATGCTCAAGATCCAGAGTCTTTAAAACAAAGAACTAAATATGCCGATGCTATAATGCGTGATATGTATGCTAAAGAAATAATACAAGCTACTAACGACGCTACTGGGATGAATTTTTTTAATACAAATGATCCAAACAATATACCTGAGTCTCAAGACGAATTAGATTTACATATGCAGCTTAGCTACAAACAATCTATAGAAATAGCAGAAGAAGAAGCTATTGAAAATGTATTAGCTGCAAACAAATACGAACTAGTCAAAAGAAGATTACTACAAGATTTAGCAATTATAGGTATAAGCGCGGTAAAAACAGATTTTAACCTAGCTAATGGAGTTACTGTTAATTATGTTGATCCTGCTAATTTAGTATATTCCTACACAGAAGATCCAAATTTTGATGATATATATTATGCAGGAGAAGTTAAATCTATTAGCTTAGTAGAACTTAAAAAACAATTTCCAGGACTAACTGATTCTGAATTAAAAGAAATAGAAAAATATCCTGGCGATGCTAATTATACTAGAAATTTTTACGCTCAACAAGATTCTTACAATCAAGTTCAGGTTTTATATTTTGAATATAAGACTTATAGCAATCAAGTTTTTAAAATAAAACAAACCGAACAAGGTTTAGAAAAAGCTTTAGAAAAAACAGATAGCTTTAACCCGCCTGCTAATGATAATTTTGAAAGAGTTGGAAGAAGTATTGAAGTTTTATATACCGGGGCCAAAATACTAGGACATGAAATGATGTTAGAGTGGAAGTTAGCAGAAAACATGACAAGACCTAATTCTAATATTACAAAGGTTAACATGAATTATGCTATATGTGCTCCTAGAATGTATAAGGGCAACATAGAATCAACCGTAAGTAGAATAACAGGTTTTGCTGATATGATTCAATTAACCCATCTTAAACTGCAACAAGTTTTAGCACGTATGGTGCCAGATGGAGTTTTTGTAGATGTTGATGGTTTGGCAGAAGTAGATTTAGGTAATGGAACTAATTACAATGCGCAGGAAGCATTAAACATGTATTTTCAGACAGGTAGTATTGTTGGTAGATCAATGACACAAGAAGGTGATTTAAATAGAGGTAAAGTACCTATACAAGAATTACAAACCTCAGCAGGTAGCGCTAAAATACAAAGTTTAATACAAACTTATCAATATTATTTACAAATGATAAGAGACGTAACTGGACTTAATGAAGCTAGTGATGCTAGTACACCAGACCAACACGCTTTAGTAGGTTTACAAAAAATGGCAGCTGCTAATTCTAACACAGCGCTAAGACACATTATGCAAGCTGGTTTGTTTTTAACTTTAAGAAGTTGTGAAAACATAGCTTTAAGAATAGCTGATTCTTTAAGTTATCCTTTAACAAGAGCCGCTTTAATAGGTTCTATTTCGTCTTATAATACAGGTACTTTAGAAGAATTGCAAGATAGAAACTTACAAGATTTTGGTATATTTTTAGAGCTTGAACCTGATGAAGAAGAAAAAGCTCAATTAGAACAAAACATTCAAATAGCATTACAATCAGGCGGAATAGACTTACCAGATGCTATTGATATACGTCAAGTAAAAAACATAAAACTAGCTAATGCTTTATTAAAACAAAGTCGTAAAAGAAAAGCAGCAGAAGACCAAGCTAAGAATTTAGAAAATATTCAAGCACAGGCTCAGGCAAACGCTCAAGCTGCTGAACAAGCTACAACAGCAGAAATGCAAAAACAACAAGCTTTAGCAGAAACAACTATTCAAATAGAGCAAGCAAAGTTACAGTTTGAAACTAAAAAAATGCTTCAAGAAGCTGAAATTAAGAAAGAATTAATGGCGGAAGAATTTGGGTATAACATGCAATTGGCACAAATAAAAGCAAGTGCTGAAACTCAAAAAGAAAAAGAAATAGAAAACAGAAAAGATTCAAGAGTAAAATTACAAGGTACTCAAGAATCAGAACTTATTAATCAAAGACAAAACAATACACTACCTCAAAGCTTTGAATCTGCTGGATTTGATGGTTTAGGAGGTTTCGGGCTAGAACAATTTACGCCTAGATAAATTTTTTATTAATTATTTAATTATATTATATTATGTCAACACAAAAAGAAGTAAAACAAGAGGGAGATTTTAAAGTAAAATCAAAAACACCTAAAAAATTAAGTGTTCCTGAATCTACAATAAAAATAGATTTAGCAGCAATGAAACCTAAAGAAGAACCAGTCAAAATTGACTTAACTCAAAAAGATCAAAAAGATGCCATTCAAAAGCAAGAAACAGAGGAAAGCGTGTTACGCGAAGAACGACCCAAGGTGGAACTGCAAGCAGTGGGACAGGGAAACGAAAAACCCGTTGAGAATGTTATTAAAGAAATACAAGACAACGACGAGGTAAAAAAAGAAGTAAAACAAACTACAAAAGAATACAAAGAATCTAAAAGAGATGCAGAGGTTATTGGAAAACCATTACCTGAAAATATTGAAAAACTTGTTTCATTTATGGAAAAAACAGGTGGAAATATTGAAGATTATGTTAGGTTAAACGCTGACTACTCAACAATAGACAATGAATCTTTACTTAGAGAATATTACAAGCAAACACGTCCACATTTAGAATATGACGAAGTTAACTTTTTATTAGAAGATAATTTTAAATATGATGAAGACATTGCTGAAGAGCGAGAAATTAAAAAGAAAAAACTCGCTTTTAAAGAAGAAATTGGAAAAGCTAAAAACTTTTTAACAGATCTGAAAGATAAATATTACGATGAAATCAAGTTGAAATCTAACGTAACTGAAGATCAAAAAAAAGCTACAGACTTTTTTAATAGATACAAAGAAGATCAAGATGCGTTATCCGCACAAAGAAAAGAGTTTAAACGTGTAACTGAAAATACTTTTAATGATGATTTCGAAGGTTTCGATTTTAAGTTAGGAGAAAAAAAATTCAGATATGGCGTTAAAAACCCTAATGAAATTGTGGAAAATCAATTAGACATTACAAACTTCGTTAAGACGTTCTTAAATGAAGAAGGTGTTTTATCTGATGCAAAAGGATATCACAAAGCTATGTATACTGCAAGAAACGCTGATACTATAGCACAACATTTTTACGAGCAAGGCAAAGCTGATGCTGTTAAAGATGTAGTTGCTAAATCAAAAAACATAACTACTGAAACTCGTAAAGAGGGTGCTGGTAATGTTTTTGTTAATGGATTAAAAGTTAAAGCAGTTAGTGGTGTTGATTCTTCTAAGTTAAAAATAAAAACAAGAAAATTTTAAAAAAAATTAAACAATTATGGCTTTACAACCGCAATTTGGGGCAATAAT